ATCGAATTCAAAGACATGCTAAGTTCGAAAGACAAGACAGACTTGTACGTCAAGAAGCTAAGTTGCTATGAGCCAGACAGTGAGCATTGGATCCAGCTTGTCTGGCAGGAACAAGCATTCATGGCACCAAACATTCTAAATTGGCAGAAGCAGATCTACAATCGCATCAAGAAGATAGCTCATGTCAATGACAGGGACAGTCAGTGGAAATCGCAGTATCGCTAGCGACACTGACTTTGCTGCTAGTACTGATACTAGCATTTACAGCAGGACCGACTGCATGGCTGGCAAAGACTGGAAGACCATGCCTAGCAGTCATGTGGCTGGTCTTGTCTGTAGTCGCTGTCATAGTCATGTTTGAATTGGCATAGAAACGAGGATTACATGCAGTTGGGATACGAGAACTATACTGACAAGAATTCAGACAGATATAAGAAGCAGAAGACATCGGAATATGCTAGAAAATGTCTGAGAGTCAGACCTGCAGATGACTATCCGCAGCTGAAATGTCTGTATGACTTCATAAAGAGTTCGAACGAATGGATAGCTGGTGGATGCTTCAAGAACTTGTTCTTGGGACAGAGACCGAAAGATCTAGACATGTTCTTTGCTACGAATGAAGCTAGACAGACTAGGATAGCAGAGCTTGCACTGAACGAATACAAGAAAGCATTCCAATCTGACAAGTCGACTAAGATGAAGAACGACTCGTACAGCATAGACATTGTCAAGTCAGACTATCTCAGTCTTGAAGAAGTCTTGTCTCAGTTCGACTTCACTGTGACTAAGTTCGGCATGAGGCTGAATGACGATGGCGAATACGAAGTCGTGTTCCATGAAGACTTCTTCCAAGATTTGATTGCTAAGAAGCTCGTATGTGACAACGACATCTTGTGGCCATTGTCTACGTTCGATAGAATGCTTAGATACTGCAGATATGGATACACCACATGCAAAGAGACTAAGAAAAGGCTTGTCAGAGCCATGTACGACCATCTGAAAGAGCACGATTCTGATGTAGAAGACACGATATCGAAAGAGATCGGTCTTGGAATGTACAATGAAGGAGTAGACTGAAAGATGACGAACATCATTCTGAAAGAATGCAGAAAGTGCAAGATCGAACCTGAACTAGTCCATGTCAATGTGCTTGGAAAAGCTGGAAACGAATATCTGTATCGTTGTCCAGAATGCAAGCAAGAAATAGAGCCTCAGACTAGCATTCTCAGGGCAGCAGCTAAATGGAACAGGAAGCAGAAATGATAGACGGTTCATATGAAGACATCAAACCGATGTTTGAAGGCAGTCCAAGCAACGAAGTCGTAGTGATGACTAGAGACAAGCTGGGAGAGATAGTTCAAGCGGCTACAACTGGTCGTTACTATGACTACAAGAATGACAAAGACATTCTAGTCATTCATCAGAAGCCAAAGACTGCTGTGTTCTATAGCTGGCAAAATTCATGGACGTTCGCCAGAGATACGATCTGTAAAGTGTATGGTGTCAGAGCTTCGAATCTGACTATGAGCAGCTATGACATAGACGGCTATGACTGGCATGACGGATTCACAGCGACTTTCATAGCAAGACAGAGAACAGCAGAATACGATCCGACTGTATCTTCGACTCAAAGATACGTCAAATACACAGCAAATGTGAAATTTAATGTGATCAGTCTGAAGTCTTCAGACTGTGCAGATTCAAGATATGATCTAGACATCAAGTATGAAGAGTAGACGCATGAAGACTTCAGCTAGCTATTTGTCTAAGCCTCAGAAAGTTCTTATAAAAGCAGTCATTTGATTTTACATTTGATTCAGAATAGCGTATGATATCATTAACCAATCAAATGGTAAATTGAAAGGAACAAAATGAATGATATGTTTGAAGAAGCTGAAAAGAAGTTTGGCAATGGCAAGTATGGTGACGTAGTTGTCATGTCAAAAGACAAATTGAAAGTGCTATTAAAGTTCGCAAAAACTTTTGATATGTATGACATTGACAATGATCCTGGCATCTTAGTCTTAAAATGCAAACCAGATACTGTGATCTGGCATAGAGATATGCCATCTTGGAATTTTGCCAAAAAAGTTCTATGCAAAACATATGCCTTGTCTGCATCTTCATTAAGATTGACTCTATTTGAACAACGAGGTAAGTCTTTCGAAGCTAGTTTTGTATGTAGTGATTGCAAAGATGAGTCTGACAACTTTGAAGAGTATAAAGCCAGATATAGATATGACGATTTGTGTGCTTGCATCAAAGTTTGGAATCGGAAGACATATACTATATATGAAGTTAAATGTGCAGGCTGAGAATCATACAAAAATTTGCAATCTTGTAGAAGATTGCGGCTTCTATTGGCAACATAATGTAGAAAAGATTGGCAATGAGTAGAAACATCGAGCATTTGACTATGTCAGACCATCCGTTCAGCAGATGCATCTGGTTCTGGTGGCAGAAGCCCAAGAAGATGTCAGATGAAGACTTTGCTTCTGTACTGTCATCTCTGACAGAACAAGCATTGACACTGAGACAGATTCAAGACATTGTCGGTTCTGGTCTGAGATACGCTAACAAGTTTGCCTGTCAGATCCTCAGAGAAGATAGGCTAGATGATTACGCGTATTCAGACCAGACTTTTTACTTGTATGAAGACTTCAGTCAGCTGCTGTTGCCAGAGCCAGGTCTAGTCTGTCATCTAGCGTCTAATTCGGATCGAGTCAATCATCCAAAGCACTATGCTGCAAACAAGCCATTCGAATGCATAGAGCTTGCTGACAAGTATTCGTTCGCTTTGGGAAACGCTATAAAGTATGCATTCAGATATGAAGACAAAGACAGACCAGTTGAAGACTTGAAGAAAGCTAGCTGGTATATTCGATACGCTGTAGATCATGATGATCGGTTCTTGGAGCCAATAGACTGGCATGACGAAGATCTGTGCAATTCTTACATCGACATTCTTCAGAATGCAGAGAAGAACAAGAACATGCAGCAGTTCTGGAAGCATTTCAAGAATGGTGAGACAGACTCATGTCTGAATGATCTTGAACAAAGAATAGCAGAACTGCAGAAAAGCTAAGACAATGCAAGACATAGTCTATTTCGTTTGCAGCATTGACTAGACCGATAGAAAGCTGCAACTACGACAAAGGAGATGGACCTTGAGCATTGAGACGGAATCGTTTGACTTGACCTTTGGCAGCATCCACTATGCCGGCACGAGGCTCACTATCCCGATTGACGATGACGAATACATGTTTTATCGGGTAGAGATCGCCAATCATCGGCGTGGCTCTTCCAGCTTGGTGGCGTTTCACCTCGACAGGGACGACTCCCGCCCGGAGCATAAGACCGTTGGCCAATCTGCAAGCGCTTATCTGAGCGTGGACGAGGCAAAACAAATCATGCAGGCACTGCAACAGGCAATCAAGGAGGCGGACGACGAGTGACAAGGCGATGCCGTTGGGCAGGAAGTTCAAGGTTCGGTTGACCATCACGCCTGAGGAAACCGGAACGCCAGTGGACATGCTGAGATTCACGTTCACCAGTAGATGGACAGCAACGAATACGGTTGCAGCTTTGTCTTAGACTTTGAAAGACTCTTGCAAAAAGTCGTCATTTGATTTTACATTTGATTCAGAATAGCGTATGATATCATTAATCAATCAAATGGTAAACTGAAAGGAATTGAGATGTCAGACAAAGAGTTCAGTCTAAGATGCGACATTCTGTCATTGCGAATTGCTGGCAAGATAGACAGTCGTTTCGATACTGAGAAAGCAATCAGTACAGTATATTCTAAGGGGCAGATCATGAATAAGCCAAAAGTCAAGCTGGTCGGTCAAGACGGCAATATCTTCAACATTCTAGGCATTGCATCTAGAGCTCTGAAAGAGGCTGGATATGCTGATGAAGCCAAAGAAATGCAGACAGAAGTCTTTGCTTCAGATTCGTATGAAGAGGCTCTTGCTATTGTCTTGCAATATGTAGACGAAGCTGACGATGATGACGAATACGAATGTGAAGAATGCGGCAGCGTTATTGATAGCGATGACTATGAATGCTATGGTGGTCTATGCGAAGAATGCTATGAGAATGGATCTATGTAGCAGCAAAAGCATCAGATCATTGTCGAGCTTGTTCTGATTCAGATGATTCTCCTGTAATTTTACATTTGATAAAGAATAGTATATAATATATATATAATTCAAAATGTAAACAACATTCTATGAAAGGAACTGATTGAGATGACTTACGGTGATTATGATCCAAGGCATGATGGACCAGTCTTCAATTCTGTAGACGAATACAGGAAGTATGAAGAAGAAGAGAAGAGGAAGCGGAATGCACAGACCTGTGGTGTCATGTTGCTAGTTTGGCTTCTGCTTCCGATCTTGATTCTTGTCGGAAAGAAGAAGAATGTCAATCCGAAGCTCATCGAAGAGGCTAAAGCGATGTGGCTTCTTCTTTCGATTGGCTTTGGTATAGCTCTGATCTATGGCATCTTTCTTATTGCTGTCATCGGTTGGGACTAGTAGAAGTTACGACGTTTATCTCTGTGAATCTGAAACGTTTTGTATTATAAATTATCCATACAATACATTTCATTAACACAGAGATATCAAAGAATGTCTTCTAGAATATACTGAGAATCTTTGCCATATTGTATAGTACGCAAGAATAGCGTGAATTTTCACAGATTTCTTCTAGAGAATAGCTTCGATTTGATAGAATATAATTATATGGTCAAGCATTCAATCAAGTCACAGAATGGATCTAGAATGGACGAAAAACCGCTTTTCAGTACTCATTGGTACGATATCGTCAATGATGATGGCATGCTTGTTGTCAAGCAGAAAGAGTTCGATGCTCCAGAAGAAGCTCCAGCTATAGACATCGAAGGCAATGACATCGTGTCTATCACATACGGAGTCCAGTATTTCACCGACATCGAAGAGCTAAAAGAGTTTGAGAAGCTTGTAGGTGAAGCTGTCAGTGAGGCTAATGAGATAGAGCAGTGGCTGCATTCAGACGAAGCTAAGACTGCCTCAGTCAAGAAAGCTTCTGACTGGGAACCCGTCGGTGGGTGGTTTGAGAAGAGGACACCCAAAGGTTGCATGCAAGTATGGCAAGAGTCTGATTTTGATGAAGACTACTATGCTGCAGACGTCGTGTTTGCAGATGGTCAGCAGATGCACATAAGCAATGCTGGCAATACTTTGGAAGAAGCTGAAGCTACAGCTGAAGATGCTTTGCTGAATGAGAATGTCACAGCTGCTAAGTTTGCAGAACCTGAAGACGTAGCAGAATACAGTGGTACGAATGGTGAATTCGATCGTGATCCAATCAGACAAGGTTCTGCTAAGATAGCTGACTGGTGCGAATACGAAGCTAGAGAAATGAAGAAGTCGATCTACGATCAGCCAGATGTTCTAGCTTGTGACAATACTGAAATCAGAGATCCAAAAGATGCTATACCGTATAAGCATGCTGGCAAGACAGCCGCAGCTGTCACAGACGTATACTATGAGCCAATTGAGGCTGGAGATGTCCTAGAAGAGTCTTCTGAAGATAGAGAGCCTCTTGGCAAGTTCTATGATGTGATCGATGTCAAGAACGGTCTTATTGTCGTAGAAGACGAAGACGGAGACAAGCAGATGCTGTCTCAAACTGACATCGATGACAGAGGCTTGTTCAAGAATGCAGAAATGTCTGATGAGGCTCGAAAAGAACGTGGCGAATACACAGACGAAGAGCTCCAGTCTTTTCAAGATGAAGAAGACTATGATGCTTGGAGAGATAGAGACATCTAGACAGAACTGACTTGACTGAAACCGTCCTGGACATGACGAAAAACTGTCCATTTCTAGTATCTGAAAGAAGAGGGCTATGATCGAAGAAGATCAAGACAGACATGTGCCATCAAGCTGGCAGTACAGAGATGTCGATGTAGACATTGACGATCCAGACATCAGACGACTGATAGACGAATACAGAAAGCCAAAGACTAAGCAAGACAGAATCAAGACTGTCAGAGCAGAACGAAAAAGGGAAAGGCATGAAGTCCAGCAGATGGATCTGCAAGTGTTGCAGTATCTGAAACGAATCACAGACTATCTTGAACCAGATGTCAGACTGCCAAGGCCAGACGCTTGCTTGCTATGCAAAGAGTCGTTCGAAGATGTCAGCTATCATGCTAAGGGTCTGTGTGAGACATGCTACTGGAAGTACAAGAAGCTGTGCAAGCTAGATCCAGACCTTGCCATGCAGAAGTCTACTGCCAATTAAGCTGTCTTAGACAATAATCTATATACGATAGAATCAGACTATACCTTCAGAGTTACGACGTTGTTCTCTGTGATACTTTCATATATTGTCCATATAATTTATAATACCAAAAAAATTCTAGGTTCATAGAGATAAACGTCGTAACTTTCTATTCTGATTTTACATTTGATAAAGAATGGTATATAATATTATTAACCAATCAAATGGTAAATGAAAGGAATAGAAATGATTGGCAATCTGAAGAAAGACTTCGAAACGATAGAAGACATACTTGCTAGGCTTGAGAAATCGAAAATCGATGCAGAGAAGAATCTGAAGCTGAATGCGTTTGCACGAAAACTAGTTGCGAACTTAGACGCTGCACAGATGCAAGATCTGTTGCCACATGTCAAGCATGTCAGTTCTAACTGGTATGTAGAATTCAGAACAGACACGGTCGATTCTGCTGAGAAGCTACAACGTCTTATAGAAGAAGCAGTGAATCATAAGATGTCTTCGGAAGGTTCTGAAATTTTGTATTTCGATCTTGATTTCGGTCCAGAAGACAGCTTCGTATTCGTATCTGGCAAGAAGATTCCTGCTACTTTTATTAGCTGGTCTTTGCAGACAGAATACAATGGAGTGCATGTTATTGTCGTGGTATCAGATAAAGAGATCGTCAAGGTCAGCAATTCTAGCTTGTCTAAGACTTCTGACAGCAAACTGTTCGACACTATCATGTTCAAGACATTTGTAGACATTGCTAGAGATGCAGGTCTTTCTACAGAACAAGCTAAGAAGATGTTCGAATCTATGTCTGCAGTATTCGACGTCAAGATGAGGGAGGATGACTGACATGCACAAGATCGAAATTGCATTGCATCAGATCGAAAAGGGCGATATCGTCAAGTGGAAGGCTGTCAATGTAGATGCTCATGGTCTGCCAGCATGGAATGACTGCATAGATGAATACGAGTCTGAAGTCGTAGAACTGAATGGTCAGCTTGTGTTGAAAGACACTCACATCAAGATCGACAGACTTGCAAGTGTGTCATTTGATCGGTCTGATATTGTCCAGGGAGCTGTCTTCATCAAAGCTTGGCGCAATGTCAGAGATTCGGTAGACGAATACTGGGACGATCTTGCTAAGCATAAGAGAGAAAGTCGTGCTAACAAATGCACATTCTATGTGTCTGAACGTCATCGTACTTGGTATGTGACAGCAGATGGCAGATGGTGCTGTATTGCTGCATCTTCTGGCCCGACTATGTCGAATACGATACAGAAGAATCTAGCTTTTCTAGACCATGCGCCGAAAGGCGAAGGAAAGATGACTAGGATAGACATCGACTTTGACGAGTATCTGTAGAAAGCTAAAGCCATAGATGCTAAATCTAGGGCTTTTTCTATGTTCTAGTCTGTTTTTTATATACAATAGAATCTCAGTGTATTCTAGAAGTTACGACGTTAATCTCTGTGAACCTCTGATATCCTATATGGATAATTTATAATACAAATATTCTCATAATCGCAGAGGTAAACGTCGTAATTCTGAGATATAATGCCTTTTCTCATATGATTATGTTTAATGAAGATAGTCTTCACGCATACTAAGCTTATATGTTGACTAAAATATGAAACTCCTAGGCTTACATTTTTATAAATATGGTATATAATATAAATATCATTAAAAATGATAAATATAAAGGAGAAATCATGTCATATAATTTTATTGACCTAAATGATATCGTCAAGGACATGAAGAGATATCATAAAGAGGCATGTGTAGATATGAAGACTGAAGACAATTCAGATTTTGTCGAAGCTAAATATCCAGATGAGACAATAGTGTACATCACGCCATTTATAGATGATTATGGCTACCAACAGGTCACGTATGCATTTAAGAATGTGTGTGGCACAGGCTTGCATGAAGAAATCACAATGAACACTCTTTATGATAGTGCACACACTTTATGCAATTTTGTCAACCAAGAGTTGCGTCGGCTAAAGCTTAGCATTGATGCCAGCCTTGACCTTGACAAGACTGTTGACAAGCTTAAGGAAGAGAAGCTAGTTACATTGGTGTCAAAGGTTTATACTGAGTCTGGGGCCATACATGGTATCAGAGTTAGGTTTAATGATGGAGTCATTGGTGACCTTTGCTGGCCGCTTTTTGATAAGTCGTGCACATGCCTTATGTATCGTGATGAAGAGGCACGCTCTATTGGCAAATTCTTTTCAGTCTTCTATATCTCGTCTAAAGATATTTCGCCTCAATATGCGGCTGACAAATTTATTGATGGCTATAAGCATAGCGTGAATCTCTAAACAATTACGACATTTATCTCTGTGAATCTAATAATATAAAGGTTAATAATTATATATGCCTATAATTTTAGATTAACAGAGATAGACGTCATAATTTGTATGTCAGTCTTTCCATTCAAGACCACGCTTGTTGTAGAACTCGTCTACTAGCCCTCTGTCTATCTCATCTCTGTCAAGCAAGTCCTTGACAGTTCTGTGCCATTGACCACTGTCTAGATCTGGCTGCCAGACTTTTATAGACTTGTTGACAGCATTGTCATATTTGACAGTCTTCTTGTCTTGAGTCTTTATGCCAAGCTTTTTCAGATAGGCAGATTCCTTTTGCAGATAATGCCAGCCTGCAACGCTATTGTCTGCTATCTTCAGCAATTGACTTTCAGTCTTGTTATGTGAATTGCACCAATAGAAGCTTTTCTGAATGATCCATTTGACAAGCTCAATTTCGTCTGTAGTGTACTTAGTCTCTCTGACAGCTTCTACTTCTTCGAACTTTCCATTGTTCTTGACCCAGTCATTGCAAGAATAGTACAGTTCTAGATATGGTCCGTACAGATCTGACTTCCTAGTCTTGACAAGATAGTCTTCGACTTCTTTGTCTTTCAGAAGCTTTATGCTAGCAATCCTTCTAGTATCCCATTCTTCATACGAATGCAAAGTCTAATCTATTAAGCTGATTCATCACAGATTCTAAGCAATTCTAGACTGAAATTTGATACAATAACATATAGGTATCATATTCAGCCATAACAGAAAGACTGAGACAAAGACTATGGTGTCAAAAAGACAGCAAGACAAAGCTTTTGCTAAAGCTAGACAGAGTCTAGAACATACAGACTCAGAACTGAATCCAGATGTAGAGCCACTGATTCAAGATTCAGAACAAAAAGCTGATTCTGTACAAGAACAGGAACAAGAGCTAGTAGAAGCATACAAGCTTGGTGCTGGTACAGACATAGTGACAGTCATGGGTCATGAAGTCAGATATCATGTACTTAACATGAAGCAAGAGCTTCAAGCACACAGTCTGTGCAAGTCTGTGAAAGACACAGATGCTTATTCTATGGCTCTTCAGACAGCGTACTTTGCACTAGCAGTAGACTCTATAGATGGAGAACCGTTCTATGCGTCTATAGTAGAGAATGCTACAGAACCGTCTGAACGATGGAAAACTGCACTGAAATACTACAGACCATTCATAGAGGCTTTCTTTGAGAAGTATGTTGAGTTCAGAAACGAACAGAATGAGAAGCTAGAACGCTTGGGAAAATGATGATGCAGGGTCTGTCAGACAGTACTGTGTCAAAGCTAGTCAGAATACGGTTATCTGGAGCACAAGACAGTACAGACCTTGCACTCATGACGTCAGCTTGGCTTGACAAGCAAGAAGAGAAAGCTAGAAGCAAAGACACACTTGAGCTTGTCAAGAGACTTCAGCTGTTCAGCAATCCAGACTTATACAGAGAGATATACAGAGACGAGATCAAGCAAGCTAAAGAAGAGAAGCTTAAGTCTATAGCTCCAGAAGATATAGACATTGACAAAGTCAACGAGCTTCTGAAGAACTTCAAGATAGCATAGCACATGACAGAGAAAGACTAGCAGAATGTTTGACAGAGATGACATGTCAGTGTTCTCAGACGAGAGACTGTCAGATGCTATAGCTTCTGGCTTGAAGAAGTTCTATGAAGACAGTGTTCAGGGCATGCAAGACAATGAGACAGCTGGAGACTGGATGATGAACAGCCTTGCATACAGCTCTGCTGCTACTGGAAACGTTCAAGACACTAAAGCCGCTCAGTCATTGCTAGCAGACATAGCAGAGTCTCAGAAGCAGATGCTTGTACTAGCTAGAGCATATGATCAGCAGACAGCTGAAATGAGACGCAGACAGTATCTGTATGGTGACTACGAGACAGACGAGAACGGAAACAGAGTCTGGACTCCAAGATCTGACAGGCAGTCTGACGAAGTAGATTATGCTGCTGAGAATGAAGTCATGGCTGCTAGAAGAAAAGCAGATCCAGCTAAGCCGATGACAAGATATGAAGAGTCTGCAGGTGCAAGACAGTTCTTGTCAGACATTGGCTGGAATAAAGCTGCTAGAAATGTAGCTATGGTTGCTGGTGAGATGGACCAGAAGACTAGAGCTTTCAATACAGTCAAAGACTTCTTTGGAATTGGCAAAGACAAGACAGTCGACTTTGCAAGCAATGAAATCGAAAAAGTCAAAGCTGTTCAGTCAGGCAGAAACGAAGAAGAATTGTCTGAAAGCGTAGAACAGAAAGCAGACTCTTCTAATGAAGCATTCTTGACATCTATTCTAGCTAATCAGCAGACTAAGTCTGGTGACTATGACAAGTCTGTGAACAGAGCATTGAGACGACTGCAAGACTTTGAAGCTAAGAATGTCACTATACGAGCTTCAAACGCAGTGCTCGACTCAGATTCATTCTTTGACTCTAATCCGAATTCTGTCATTCAAGACATAGCTTCTGTACCGTTTGACATCGACACTAGGTCTTCAGAATCGTACAGAGGAGCATCTATATCGCAGACACCTGAAGGAGCGCAGCAAAAGACACCTGGTGTTGCTAGCCAGATAGCTGGACGGGTAGTCGAGAATGTGGCTGGAAAAGCAATAGGCAGTGCTATGTCTAAAACTGCTACAGGTGCTACTGCAGGCGCTACTGGAGGCATAAGTGGCATTGCAAGCGGCATTCTGACAAAGCTTGGTGGTCCAGCTGCTGCTATCGGTGTCAGTCTTACAGCGCTTCAGGCACTTAGAGACGGAGCTTGGCAAGCTAAAGAAGCTGGTGCTCTGCAAGGCGATAGCTTTGCAGAAGGCGGAAGACAGATCGTACAGAACAAGCTTCAAGATGTCAAGAAGATGATTGGTCTGACTAATGTCTCTGGACAAGACTTGCAGAGAATGAGACAGAGATCGTCTGCTATGGGATTCGATATAGAGTCTGAAGCAGGACAGAACTCTCTGAAAGTTCAGGAATATGCTCAAGAGAATGGCATAGATGCAGAAGCTGCAGCCACATTCACAAGGTCTATGCTTCAAGCTGGAGCTTCTACTGAAGAAGCTAACGAGCAGATCAAGAATCTGAAGAACAATGCTAAAGAACTGGGCACAGATTTCAAGAGTCTTGCTAGTCAGACAGCTCAGACTACAAATCAGATAGACAGGCTGATAGGCGGAGACAACGCTGCTGAACATGCTGCAAAGTCTAGCAAAGAGATAGCAGAACAGAACAAAGAAGCTGGATTAGAGCAGTCTGAAGGCGCTGGAAAGTTTGCTCAGTCTAGCTACGCTCAGTATGCAGCAATGCTTATGGCGAATGAACGTGGAGACTCTATCTACAATGCTATGACGCCTGAAATGGCTTCTGCATATCTGTATGACAATGGTCTGATGGATGATGCAAAAGCTATGATGGCTGGTACGATGACGACATTGTCTGGCGGTGGAGAAGCTGGTGGCAAAGACTCAGAAGCTATACAGCGCTACTTGCTGAATGAGATGGGGGTCGATTCTACCAATATGAAGAAGACTCAAGCTTGGGCAGACCAGCAGCAAGACATTTCTGGCAACATCAACATCACAGTCAAGACAGACGACAATCTGTCTGCTGAAGTCGAGAAGAAAGTCACTAAGAAGAAGGCAGAGGTAGGTTCTGCTCAATACACAGACATTCTGAACCAGCAAAGACGGACGTTACAATGATGACAAATTATGACGTTAATCTCTGTGAACCTAGAAATACGAAGATATATAATTATCCATATAGATTCTAAAAGGTTCACAGAGATTAACGTCGTAACTCTGAAGACTATTCTAGAATCATTCTTAATATAGATATAGACAAGAAAGGCAGAAAAGATGACATTCACCATATCATCAGGTACTATGTCATATACTCTGCCATTAGACCCTCAACATTACAAGTATCAGATCAAGCCACGATATGGAGTCCAGAAGACTTTGGGTGGTCAAGTAGTCCAGCTGCTTGGATACTCAGTCTCAGGATCGTTCTCTGGCATAATGCACAATCACATGGTCAGCAAGCAAGGTGCTTGGAATGACATGTACATGTTCAGCAGATTCATGACAGATCTGATGAAGAATCAGCAGCAGGGCTTGCAGAGTCATGTGTACTGGCTTGAAGAAGGATACGACTGGGACTGCGCTCTTGGAGACTTGCAGATATCTGAATCGATAGAGACTACTGGTCTGCAATACGAGCTTCCATTCTTCAGAGTCTCTAAGAGCATCTTGAAGAACGCATCAGAACGAGCCACAGTCATGAGCAAACTGCTAGAAGAAATAGGTTTCGACAGCAAGTCGTATCATGGTGGTGAAGGCAAAGATGCTTTGCTGCAGAGAAGCGACATCAAGATAACTGGTTTCGGTGGGTACGGAGCTACAGTAGACAGTTCTGCTTCTACAGATGATGTCAAGCTCAGTTCTGACTCTTCAATCAAAGAGATTCAGGAATATGCTCATAGCAGAGTCCTTGCTATGGGTTGGACAGAGCAAGACTTCCAAGACCTTGTCAAGCTTTGGAACAGAGAGTCTTCGTGGCAGTGGAATGCTACGAATCCGAGCTCTGGTGCATATGGCATACCGCAGTCCCTTCCTGCATCGAAAATGCAGTCTGCAGGTTCAGATTGGAAGACTAATCCGAAGACTCAGATCAACTGGGGCCTTGACTATATCAAGCAGAGGTATGGAAGCCCATCAAAAGCTTGGCAACACTCAGAACAAACTGGCTGGTACTAGACATGGCATGCATACTATCATCCTCAAAAGTCTGGCTTGAGCTGCTAGTAAGGTCTTGGAATACGACATTGCAGTCTTCAGCTTCACCGATATATGCGCAGAACCATACATGGTTTGAGGCTTGGAAGCCAGCACAAGACGGTCTTTCAGTCGTCATAAGGCAGCCATCTGTAAAAGCTCAGTATTATGCGCTCATGTGCTTGCAAAGATGGATGCAAGGAAATGAGATACTGCATCTGAATTGGCCAGAACGAAACATAGACTACGATGTCGTCATCACTTCTGCTACATTACAGAAAGACTATGACACTATCATGCAAGATGTGACAGTGCAGTTCTTTTGCCTTACTAATGCATTCCAAGATACAAGAACGTCTTTCAGCTATTCGTCTACAGCATTAGACATGTATCTGACAGATTTGATAGATGTAGATGTAGATGGAGTATCTGCAGCTGAGAAGACTAAGCAAGAGCAATCTGAAGTCGATTCGTTCATAGCAAACAGAAAGCAGTTCAAGAACACTATCGTCACGTTCAACAAAGATGGCTCTATCAATATAGATGTGAAAGTCAAGATGAGCTACTATGCTACTACATACAGATACAGACTGTTCTTGACATATGACATGATGAAGCATCTTGAAAAGGGTGACAATACTAAGGCATATCTTGACAGCCTTGTAGCAAACGGTCAAGCATCACTGACAAGCGTCAGGCACAGCAAGGTAGAATAGGCATTCAGAAAGAACAGGCAGCAATGACATCTGCAAACATTACAGAAGCATACTATTCTTCTGTCTCTGTAATAGTAGACACTATATCTCAGGGTGTCATAGACATATCTGAAGATGTGCAGTCTTGTTCTGTCAACAGGCAGATCAATGGCGCATCTTCTGCTACTATCACTCTGACAAACTATTCTAGCTATAAGAATGGCAGATATAACGGTCTTCTTCATATAGGCGACAGAGTTCATGTCGCATTCATCAAAGACTCGTTCTCTATCGACCAGCTTACTGGCAAGATAGCTCAAGTGCCAGTCATAGCATTCAATGAAGGAAGCTTCACTTTCACAGTCTACGATGTCATTCACGATCTTAGCTACATCTACTGGGACCCGTATGCAGAAGACTCTTTGGAACGCTATAGCATGAATGCAGACAAGCTGATCAGATATGCAGAGCAAGAAGGCTATAACGATTCTGGCATAGGCATTGCACTGAAAGACTTTTTGTCTGCTGATGACGGTGTATGTCATCTGCCAAAAGACGCTGTCAAGATAGCTAAGTTTCCAGACACTTCTGAGATAATGCAGAACATAGTCGATGCTGCAATGCAGAATGCTGACAAGACAAGCATAGACCAGTCTGCAGAAGAACTGTATGTGATGCTATTCGGTGGTCATTCTTCTTCGTCACAAGCGTCAAGCGCAGATCAGAAAGACGATTCTAAGTACAATTGGCTGCTCGAGTCTAACATAAGTGGCAAGAGGCTTGCAGCAATCACAGCAAAACTGTTCATGTGGTCTAAGGTAGACACTAATTCTACAGAATGGGACAAGAACATACAGTTCAAAGACAATGGCAAATGGAGAAGCTGGCATCTTCATGACAATGACTACCATTCTGGACTGTACGGTCTGTCTAGAACTCAGATGATAGATTTCGCAAAGTACAATGGCGAAGCTATGCTAGCAGACAAGAAGACTCAAGATAAGGCTATTGCAGGTGTCTATGACAGTCTAAGCAAGAAAAGCGCATACCATGCTATCTGGCAATACTTCAACGGCTGGGTGCTAGACTACGATGACAAAGGCAACATCAAGTACGGAAAACATTCTAAATTCAAAGTTGGCACTCATGAGATGAAGACTGTTGACGAATGGAAGAGCTTCGTCAATAGAGCTGCAGACGAAGTCTCTAACAACGTCAAAGACAGCAGCAAAGACAAGAAGCAGCAGGAAACTAAGAAGACAAAGTCTGACAAGAACAAAGACAATAAGCTAGCTGCTTCGTTCGGATCTTGGTGTCAGCAGCACCTAGGGCAGAAACTCATTTCTTCGAATGGAGTATACGAGCAATGCTGGGGTGCATGGCATTTCTACTATGAAGACTTTTTGAAGCTAGACCATGCTCAATGGGTAAGACAGCCAGACAGTGGAGTTCCATTGGGCAATGAGGCATACATAAGTCAGTTTCCAGGGAATGACTATCTAGCAAAACAATTTGAAAAGATTTCAGACTACAAGAAACTGCAAGCGGGAGACGTGATATTCTTCAAGGGCAATGGATGGGGACACGTAGCTATTGTATATTCTGGATATAAAGATGGGAAGTTCACAGCTTTCGAGCAAAATGCAAACTATATACTTGAAAGCACTATCAACACATGGTCATTACCAGATTTAGGGAATGGTCTGACTTTTGCAGGGGCATTGCGACCAAAAGCTCTTGGTGGTGTACCAGGATCATCTGATGCATTGACTGGTACTAGCTCTTCATCTAGTTCGTCAACTAGGTCAGAAGTAGATGATCTTGGTTTGAAGCTGTTCAAGTTCGTCAACTACATGACGCCATCAAATACTCCAGCTATCATAGAGTCGTATCTGCTCAAAGGCAGCGATACTGGTCTGAACATGGCTAATGACAAGCCAGCTATAGACTATGTAGACTCATGCTGCAAAGCGTCTATGCGAGCATACATGAGCTTGCCAGACGGGTCGTTTGCAGCATTCGTTCCAGACTGGTTTGGCAAGATGTTCCCAGACAGCAAATACCATAATGTCATAGACATACCAAGACACGAAGTGATGAAGTTCAAAGCAGACTTCGACAAATCTTCATATGTCTCGCACTTGTTCTTGACTACGAATGAGGCTCTGCCAGATCCATATGGTCTTGGAATCACATCTGGTCTGAACGATCTTATGAAGCTTCTTACATCTTCTGGAACAGTTACTATGCAATATCAGGGGGCAAATCTTCTGAAGCTCATGGACATATCGTCTACAGGCTTAGACCAGAATGATCCTGACGCTCTGAACAAGCTGATGCAGAGATGGGGAGTATCGGTCAAGCGAGAGTCTGACGAATACATTCAGAACGCTCAGCTGACAGCGATATCTGCACTGTACAGGTTCTTGCAGTATTGGGCTAACTGCTTTACATCGACTATGCAGCTGACATTCAGACCTGAAATCATGCCAGGTCTGAGACTGCATTTTGCTGATGCAGGTGTGACTCTGTATGTCAAGTCTGTGCAACATAGCTGGAATGCTACTTCTGGTGGAACTACTAACGTGACTGTAGTATCACCAGTCACAGATCAAGACAAAGCTGGAATTTCTGGTT